TAATTTGTTAGCACATGCTTGCCAGATTTCATAGGTTCCGGCAGTCGTCATATGTTTAGCAATGCCTCTACATAGAGGAGAGGTAGGTGATTCAATCTCATGAAGGTCTTGTGTAATTTCTTTCTCACCGATCACAAAAGATTCTCGATTAGGTGTCCATCCCATTTGCATTCTCATTACGTCAGCCTTCTGACGAGTCTGTAAAAATCTTCCCCACTTAATAATATAATCCATGATAGCTCCTCCTTGTCCGTTTTTAGGGTCATACAATACACCATTTTTCGCCATAGCATCCCTGAATTTATCTTGAGCATACACATGTGACATAGGTAAATAAAATTCTATCTCCCCGTCTTGCGGTAAAATATGTTTCATTAATAAACAATCTCCATCCATAGGAGATTTAATTCTTTTGATTGGAAACAAATCATTCTCATACACTAATCTAGGAGGTCTAACTTCGTCCTCTTCTTGGGGAACTATCATATAAATACCCCCCTCCTTTCCATAAACATAGGGAAATAAATCTTTAGGAAGTCCCGTAAGCGTAGTTTGGAGAGCAGGTAAAGGTGCCTTAGCTACCGGAACCAACTCTTTTTTAATAGGGTTTTCTTGAGATGGGGCTTGTTTAAAAAGTTTACCCAAAGCCAAAGGGTTAGTAATTTTTCCTTTATGAGTACACCCCTTACATATACTAGGATTAGTATCATCAAATTTTTCACACGAGTAAGGCTTATCTTGGGATTGAGTAGCCTTTCTTTCTGTAGCATCCTTATTATAAGTAGGATGGTCTTGAGACATTAAGTGAATAGCTGAGTCTCGGTCTTCACAATGTTGAGCTATGGATAATCCTGCGTACCACACTGGCTCCTGTAAAGTTTTAGCGTTCTCTATAATATATTTAATCTGATTACAGCCATCTCCCTTCATACTTTTTATAACGATGTCTTTAAAATTAGATTGATAGTTATCTAGTTTCATATGCTTACGTTGCGCTGCACTTAATACTTTACTGTTGTCTTGTAAAATAGATTCAAAACTTACTTCTACTTTCCCTAAAAACTCTTTAAATATATCAAAAGAATATTCTTGAAATTTATTATCAAGTAAACGTGTAGGGGCAGGGGGTATAGTTTTATAATTAAAAGTATTGGGGGCGCGTAGTATACGAGCTAAATCAGCTGAAACCACCGGGTCAATAAAAAGTCCGTTGTCAAGACAAAAGTTTTTAAACTTATCAGCATATAGCTTCCATTCAGCCGCTGGTACATCTCTGTCAAATATCCAATAAGCATGGATACCTGTACCGCTATCAACTTTAATTGGTGGTGGTAGTTCTTGTGAGACTGTAAATTTTTCAAGCGCTTTGAGTGCTGCATCTTTCGATGCATATCCTTTTCCTTCACCAACATCAAGGTCTACAAAAAATGATCTTACACTTTGAGCCTCGTCGGCTTTTCTGCTATAGCCTTTAAAACTACTCATGGCTACAAAAACATTAGTGTCTGCTTTTCTAGATTCAATAGCTTTTACAAGCTCATCAATAGTTTCTACAAACTTATGTTTAGTTCTTTTTGTTTGAGGGTCTATTTCGCCTAAGCAGTAGACACCTTTTTGTGGGAGTACGTGTTTATAAAATTGTTTTATCATTTGCAGTGACTTTCCATTTTTAGAGTCAACAGGGGGTCCCTACTATTAAATGTAGTTTTTTAAACTTTTTCGGGAGCATATCTATTGTACTACTTTATATTTAGATTTACAAAGCTTATCGCTTTATGACGAGATAAACTAGGCAAATCCCCTTTTTTTAGGGCATTACTAATTGTTGTAGAGGCCCTCTCTACTTTTTTTAAATTACGAGGATGAATATTTTCTCCCCGAAACCATTTATGTAGAGTCCATCTAGAAACTCCTAAAGCTGAGGCTAGATAAATAATAGGAAGTTTAGCTTGAACACATAGCTTAGCTAACTCTACTCCCTCAGATAAAGATTCCGTCTTTTCTAAATGTAATAAAAATTTGTCGCTGTAAGGTCTTGTCATATTAATCCTTTAATTTTTAGTAGACCACCTACTGATAATATCTGTAAGGTCATCGTGTTGTTTAGTAGTCCTCGGTGGAACGTTCTCTTCAATTACTTCAAGAACATCTCCTGTAGTTGAAGACTTTATAGGTTCTTTAATATTAATAAATGGATTCTCCATAGGAGTAACAGGGCTATCAGTCTGATAAACAGTTAATGCAATAGCCTGTTCAGCTGCTTTGGATTTGTTTTGTACTTTCACCGTAGGAACATCTGAGCTATCTACAATTCCTCTTGGCGAAAATAAAACTCTAGGTAAAGAAGAACTTGTATCGAACTCCATCCGGGTGATGACCCTTGATGCACTAATATTATTACTCGCTAACATTTGAACATAAGCTTTAAAAGGCCATCGACCTATATCTTCTTTCCCAAATGTAGATGTTGCCGGTAATATAAGTTGTAACACCTCTCCGCCTAAATCTTCCGGTAAAATAACTGCGGTTCTCCAAGATAAACGACACTTGGTAGATGCCCCTTTTATACTATGAGGGCATTCACTACAGATAGATGCTTGCTTATTAGGTACATCATGATCTGGAATTTTAGAATCTGATGACCAACATGTAGGGCTAATCCTTTCACCCTCTTTATAAGCCTCTGCATAAAAAGTTCGTGCTGCTGTGTGAGACATTTTAGCAATAACAACATTCATCTGTGGACTTTCTAATACCGCTACCTCTTCTCCATTTACTATCTTACGAAATACTCCTCCTCTAATTGATATTCTTTTCATGCTCCCACTTAAATTATTAGTGGCAACAGCTAGAGTATCCGCATCCAAACCCTCATCTATAAGAGTTTGGTTTTGTTTTAGTTGTGTAAGTATTTCAGTAGTCATAATTACCTCCTAGGTTTTAGTGCTCCATTTATTCATGATGTCATTAATATCAGTACCGGCAGGTTCCTCATCTGCTGCAGAAGCTCTTACAGTTGGTTCAGGAATAACATCTGGAGCAGGAGTAGGAGCAGGAGCAGGAGCAGGAGTAGGTTCTTCAAAAGTAGGCTCGACTTGAGGAGCCTCTTGTACAAAACCTCCATCTACTGCTTCAAAGCCAAATCTTTCTGGACCTGTACCACCCTCTACATACTGAATAACTTGTACTGCTCTAAGTCTTAAAGCAACACCCGCACCAATAAGTGGAGTAAAGTAAGGTCCAATTGAACCATTTACTTTAATCTCAGACCCGGCCCATATATTACTCTCTAACATAACGGTGCCTTGAGCATCAAAGATAGCCGGTTTATAAGCAGCCTTTGATTTAAACTTAAAAATTATATTACCTGTAGGATTTCCATCGGCATCCAACTCATTCATGTAAGGAGGATTAGAAGTTTTAACTTCTTTCCCCTTGTTCTTTTTTATTTCAGCCTTAACATTTTCTGCAAAGACTTCGTTGATCTGCTCAATAATAGGTGCAGCATCTTCTTTAGTTAAAATAAGATTAACTTTATAATCACCTTCTTCTGAAAATTTAGTATCAGGTTTAGATAACCAAGGATAAGCTGCGATTCCTTTTGGTGTTGTAAAAACGTTTGGTGCTTGTGCCATGTTTAATTCTCCTTATTATTTATTACTTGGTTTACGAACTGAAATTTTAAACTGCCTTAACGTACTAATACCTGGGGGCAATCCTTCGTCCTCTCTTGTACTTAAAAACTCTTTAAAGTTTGTTTGACTAATGCGTTGTTGAAGTAGCTCCAACGCTTGGTTCTCAAGAATATACTGCTTAAAATTATCCCAATCACCGCAAACATAATTCTCTTTTAAGTTTTTAATAATAGTTCCTTTCTTAGTTTTAATGCTATCAGCCTGTATTTCATTACAGTGTTCAAGCATAACTACTTCTAGTTTTTCTAACTGCGCTACTAATTCGCGGTCTTTTAATTCATGTTCCCTCGCAATATTATCGCGCTCATTCCTTATAGATATGTATGCATCTACTAATTTATCTACTTCAATCATATTCCTATCTCCTCTCTATATAAATCAACTAACGCTGTATGTTGGTCTACTTTACCTTGTAGAACTTTATACATCCTTTTTTCAACATCTGATCCCTGTAAATGAACTACTGTCATCTTGTTCTTCTGTCCTACCCTATCCATCCTAGCAATACATTGTAGATAAGTTTCAACCCCCATCACAGGAGACCAAAAAACTACGGTGTCTGCTCTAGTTAGCGTCACTCCATGAGAAGCCGCTTGTGGTTGGATAACAAGAATCCGGGGATCGTCCGATGTTTGAAACTGATTAATAATATCTGCTCGTTTTCTGGCACTCACATCACCATGGATAACGTCATAAGATAAATTATTCTTCTTTAAAAAATTAGTAACTACTACAATGGTGTGACGATAAGGAACAAAAATTAAAAGTTTCTGTTCAGTCTGTTCAATAGTTTCCATTAAAGCATTAAGACGCGGAGATATATCAAACTCAATTACCCCTTTACTGTCTGTGTAAACAGCGCCTCCTGAAATTTGCAGTAGTTTATTAAGGCCAGCCGCTGCGTTGACAGCCGTTACTTGATGGCCTGATGTTTCTATAAGCATTTGTTTTTTTAAGGCTTCATAGTATTTTTCTACCTGTGGTGTAAGAGCTACATAACGAGTCTGATACATTACATCAGGTAAATCTAAACAATCATTTTTAGCAAAACGAATAGCGGGTTGAAGTACCCTAAAGACTTCTTCTTTTGCTTCTTTCTTTGGTACCCATTTAAACCGTGTAATCTGGTGCATAACCTTGTCGCGCCATGCGGTCTTAAATTTAGGTACATTATCTGGGCAAACTAATCGAGCTAAACCATATGCATCCTCCGGAGATTGAGATGCCGGGGTTCCTGTTAATAACCAAAGCATAGTGTGTGGTTTTATAATTTTATTAATGGTCTTCCATCGAGTAGTAGAGACAGACTTGTAAGCATTAGCCTCATCAATAACTATTAAATCATAGTCAGCTTCTTTTATATCTTCTTGCACCACGCCTACCCCATCAAAGTTAATAATAGTAAAGTCATAGTTGTTATGAATAAGCTTTCGTCTTTTATCTGCCGAACCATAAGCAACAGCAGTTGTCCTATGAATAGCAGTATTAAAGATATCTCCTTGCCATGCAGAATACATAATAGATAAAGGACATATAACTAATACTTTTTTAATCTTATTTAAGTTCATAAGATAATCAGCCGCCCAAATAATAGAAGAGGTTTTGCCAGTACCGGCCTCATTAAAACAAAAGGCTTTATGATTAATACTTAAAAACTCTGAAGTTATTTTTTGATGATCGAATGGTTTATAAATACCCGGATAGTTATAATCGCGAGTTATAGGGGAGGGTAATAGGCTTTTAAAACGAATAAGCTGATTTAGTTTAGTCATCTCTTCTACGCCCCAATGTATTAACATATCTGTTAAATTGTTATTGGTTCCTAGGATGACACATTTCTCTATATTATCTTTAATCTTAGGTACTAAACTTTCTGGAATAGAAATTTTAAGACCTCTGTCTTCTATCAGTTGCATTAATTATCCTCTCAGTAATTAAGTCACATTACGTTATGTCACCATTATTGTCAACTCTTTTTATTAAATCTATCTTTTATATTTTTTTTATGCTGATAAATCGTATGGTTTGTTATTTTT